CTTGATGTCGTGGGTTCGAGTCCCACCTCTGCAACCACCCACCCACACACCATTTCTCCCAATGATGATGCAGAAGTACCTCGGCAAGCGCCGGGGTATTTCTGTTATAGTATGAGTTATGAAAAAAGCCTGTCAATACTGTGGGAAAATACATGATAAAAAGCAATTATGCGATAAGAAGCCTTTGCTGTCTGAGACCAGAGGCACACGCGAAGACCATTTCAGATGGTCGTATGACTGGAAACTTAAAAGAGAGCATATATTCCGCAGGGACAAATATTTGTGTGTAGCTTGCCTGAATAAGTTGCCTGGAACTGTTCGGAAGTTCAATAATGAGGATCTTTCGGTTCACCATATACGTTCATTGAAGACAAACTGGGATTTAAGACTCGACGATCTGAACCTTATAACTTTATGCAGGTTTCATCATGAAGCGGCCGAGACCGGAACACTTCCCGCGGAAAGTCTTGTTAAAATTTTATTAGATTATCCCCCCCAGGGGTAACGGTCACATATTTTTTGGCGACTATCCAACGACGCCCCCCTCTGAAAAAGAAAAATTCCCTAAACGAAAGGTTGTGAGAGCGTGGCAAGGCCTGCTATGAGTGCTAAGATCACTTCAAAGCACCTGACGAAAGCTGAGATAGATGCAAAGTCAACGGTCGAAGACAAGCTGAAAGGCTTGGACGATGACCTCACGCCTCCTGGATATCTCACGCCTTCGCAGAAGAACATTTTCGAGTATATCGTCACAAATCTTGAAGCTTCCGGCATCCTCGGGAACCTTGATGTCTATGTGCTTGCAGAGTGCAGCATCTGCATCGACCGTATGCAGGAGATAGAAAGGACTATGAATGAAGCAAATTCGCTTATCCCTTCGCTTGTCAGGCTGAAAGAGACGTACACCAAAGCCTTCTTCCGGTACTGCAACGAGCTGAGCCTCAGTCCGCAGAGCCGCGCAAAGCTTGCGAACATCAACGCCCAGGCAGCGGCTGAGGAGAACCCACTCCTGAAGGTGCTGAGCGATGATGAATGATTGGTTTACCGACTACGCAGAGCACGCTCTGAGAGTTATCGATATCGAGACGCACTGGTATGAATTACGCGGCTGGATAACTAAAAACGGCAGGCATATCTTGATTGGTGAAGAAGGCGGTTCATCCGGCGGAGCTGGCAAGAGTATTGACAAATCTGCAAAAAGTGATATAATAAAAGCAGAGGAAGTGAATACTATGACAATAAGCTCTATTGATACCCCGATTGAGCAAAAACATACGGGCAAAGGAAATCCAAATGCAATAAATACTTTTGGAGCAGAGCTTAACAATCGTCAGAAAGAGCTTCTTGAACAGTTGCCTGAGTTTGACAGTCGTACAACCGTGCCGAAGGATTCAGTAAATATGGCTGACTTATCGGCTCTTACAGCCGAAACCGGTCATGAGTTTGCAATGTTTACCAAGAGTAACGAGCGTTTGATCGTAAGAGGCAACGAGACTATGGTAAATATTGACGTCGAGGAAGCTAAAAAGCTTGCCAAAAGCGGCTATAAGTGGAGCGGACATACACATCCGGGCGTGGATAGTAATTGTTTGCTTGCTTCTGCCGGTGATAAAGCAATATTAGAGTGTTTTGAGCAGAAAACAAGTTCAATTTACAATTCTAAGGGTAATTTCCGTACGTTTGAAAGGGAGTGAGGTTATGTGTAAGCTTTTTGATGAATGGTCAAACGAAATTGAAAAATTTTGTAATGATAACAATCTTAGCTTTGATAAAGTTAAGAAGCTTTCTCAGTGCTGGGGAAAAGATGATCTAATCTTACAGTATTACGACAAAGAAAAGGGAAAAACAGGCTTGCTCGACGAAACTCCTATGCCAGTTGTTTTGTGGATTAAGCGTGATAGAAACGGTGAGCTTTCATTTGAGCAAACCGAACATACAAAAAAGTATATCGGAAAAGCATCATAATGTAGGTAAGATAAGAGTAGGTTATCAGAGGTGGTAAATTTCGTAGCGACCACACGCCGCTGGTAACGACAGGGAGTAATCCCGAGAGATGCAGGAGAATGCTACGCCTGCCTGATAACCACTCTTTCCAGACCGCTTCGAGAAATCGGAGCGGTTTTCTTATACCTGAAAGGAGCTGTAGGCAATTGACATAGTTGAGAAGAGCCGGGCGTATAAATATGCCTTGTGGTGCGCTGAGCCTGACAATGCGAACGTCGGACGCTACATAAAGCGTCAGTGTGTTCTGTGGCTCGGTATAGCCGACGATAAGAACGCCGACGCATATGTTTGCCGCAAGCGCTGGAAGAAGATAACGAAGCTGCTGAGGATCATCATACACCCCGATCTGCACTGCTCAATGTATGAGGGGCTTGAGGACTATGCAGTTTTATTCATATATGCCCTGTTTTGCACGAAGCGCCGGAGCGATGGCCTCCGATACTACGAGACAGGGCTTTTAGAGATCGCGAGGAAGAACTTCAAGACGTTCACCTCAGCGGTCATTTTTATTATCGGGATGCTCATCGAGCCGCAGTTCAGCCGCTTTTTCAGTGTGGCTCCTGACCTCTCACTGTCTAGCGAGCTCCAGGTCGCGATAAAGAAGATCATCAAGTCGAGTCCCTGCCTTGCAGACGATAAGATATTCAAGCTTATGAGGAAGGAAGTCCGCTGCAAGCTCACTGACTCCGAATACACGCCTCTTGCGTACTCTAACGACCGTATGGACGGCAAGCTTGCGAATATGTTCCTCGCGGACGAGTGCGGAGCTATGGACAACTACCCGATAGAGGCGATGCGCTCTTCGCAGATAATGCTGCTCGAGAAGCTCGGTATCATCATATCGACTCAGTATCCGAACGATAACAATGCTATGACCGAGGAGATAGACATCGCCAAGAAAGCGATAGACGGTCTGCTTAATGACGAGCGTATCTTCGCGCTGCTGTATGAGCCGGACGATGAATTCAAGACTGGCGACGCATGGAAGACCTCGGATACAGCGCTTTTGCAGGCTAATCCTGCGGCATACGCGCATGAGCATATGTTCAGGGACCTCCAGAAGAAGCGAGAAAAGGCTATTCTCTACGAGAACAAGCGTGAAAACTTCCTCTGCAAGCACATGAACATCCTTTATAAGGGCCTCGGTGTCGAGGGCTTTGTTGAGATAACGAAGGTCAAGCTTTGTGCCGCTCCTGTTGACGCGGACTTCTGGAAGGGCAGACGTGTTTATATCGGACTCGACCTCTCCCAGACCGATGATAATACCTCTGTTGCTATGGCAACATACGACGAAGCGGAGGATATGATTTACGTCAAGGTGTGGGGATTCTTCCCATTCGACAAGCTCGAAGAGAAGATACAGCGTGAAAGAGTTGATTACAAAAAGCTCATAGAGCGGGGAGAATGCTTCTCATGCGGTGACGAGGTCATCGACTACGGTTTTGTCGAGCGCTTCATACAGTTGCTGCCGAAGCTGTATGGCGTTGAGATAGTGCAGCTCGGCTTCGACCGGTACAACGCTATCTCGACAGTTCAGAAGCTCGAGAGCAGCGAGGATCCTATTGAGTGCGTCGAGATCAAGCAGCATTCGAGTGTGCTTCACCGCCCGACGAAGCTGCTGAAAGAGCATATACTCAGTCAGAAGTTCAGATATGAGGGTAATCAGATGCTGGAGATCAACTTCCAGAACGCCCGATGCACGAAAGATACCAATCTCAATCTCTATGTGAATAAGAAAAAGTCCGCTGGCAAGGTCGATATGGTAGTATCCGTCATAAATGCGCTGTATTTGTTGCAAGTGGACGTGCTTGACGGTATGGAGCAGAGCTTCGGTTGTCAGGTAATTTGAAAGGAAGTGGTCAAAATAGGACTTTTTAGACGTAAAAAGAGGCAGGAAATAAGAGCGGATACCGGTCAGAGTGCCGAAAACACGATACTGACTTTCTTCGGCATCACTGGAGAGCTCACAAGAGAGGCAGCTATCAGTATACCTACTGTATCAGCTTGCATAAACAAGATCGGAGAGACCATTTCACGGCTCCCGGTGAAGCTCTACCGCCGGAACGAGGAGCAGGTCGAGGAAGTATACGATGATCCGCGTCTGAAGCTGCTTAATGGCAGCACCGGCGACACCCTCAGTACGGTCGATATGTGGAAGGCAGCTGTCGAGGACTATTATCTCGGGCGCGGAGCTTGGATATATGTCAACAGCAGCGGCATCAGTACACAGAGCCTGCACTACGTTGACAGCCGGAACATCAGCATCATGTCGAATACTGATCCGATTTTCAAGGCTTTCCGCGTGCAGGTCAATGCTCAGACGTATTACGACTTCCAGTTCCTCAAGCTCCTGCGAAAGACCCGAGACGGATACACGAATATCCCGTTGCAGGAAGAAGCAGCGTCGGTACTATCGGCGGCATGGAACGCTCTCAAGCTTGAGAACATGATGAACTCGAACGGTGGCTGCAAACCCGGCTTCCTGAAATCGAAGAACAGGCTCTCCGATGCGGCGATAGCTGCTATTAAGGAAGGATACAGCAAGGTCTATGATAACGAGCAGAAGCGTGACAAAATAGTCGTGCTCAATGACGGTATCGACTTCGAGGCGATATCCTCCACGGCAGCTGAGCTCTAGATGAACGAGAACAAGAAGACCAACAGTATCGAGATATGCAAGCTTTTCGGCTTCCCACACACTGTCATTGACGGCGGCGCCTCTGACGACGACAACAAGAAGTTCATTTCTGCGGTGATAGCTCTCCTCAATCAGATCGAGACGGAACTTGACAACGTTCTCCTGCTCGAATCCGAGAAGGAGCAGGGCTATTACTGGGCGTTCGACACGAAGGAGCTGACGCGCGGCAGCATGAAGGAGCGTTACGATGCTTACGAGATAGCTGTCCGGAATAATATCCTCCAGATAGACGAGATACGCCGGGAAGAGGACTATGAACCGATTGGATTCAACTTCATTAAGCTCGGTTTGCAGGACGTTCTTCTCAATCCTGAGACAATGGATGTATTCACCCCCAACACCGGGCAGACAAAGAATCTCCTCACAGGTGAGGAGAGAGCTGAGGATGTCGAACTGAGGTATCGTCAGTACATCCAGGGACCTGACGGCAAAATGCAGGGCAGCAGAAACGTTGGCGGCAGCGGCGGAAATCATGCGAAAAGTGTTGACAAATCCGAAAAACCTGATATAATAAAATTAGAGGATATTGAGGTCGGAAAGTCGGTCGGAGCAAAGGCTAAAAACTATGACATTATGGATTTGGAAACGGGTGAACATTTTAGACTTGTTGAAGGGACCAGTTTACAGGATGTTGAGGTCTTTGCTGGAAAGGGCGTAAAAGCTGAGTATAGGCAAGCAGAGAAGTTTGCTAAGACTTACGGCGGAAAAGCTAAAGATTGGCAGCACGCAAAAGGCAAAGGTACAGTTGATTTTTATGGAGAAGGTCGTAAAGCAGAATTACACTGGTCGCAATGCAAAGGTGTAGGCAAACATGAGTTTTTCATAAAGAGGTGGTTGGAATGAAAGTCAAGTATATAGGCGCATATTACAAAGTTGCTTTTGAGAAAGACAAAATATATGAAGTTATTTCTGTCGAAAAAGGCTGGTATAGGATAATGACTGAGCTTGACGAGGACTACCTTTTTCCACCTGAATGCTTTGAAATCGTAGAAGAATAAGAAGCCGTCTAAGTGATTAGGCGGTTTTTCTATACCCTGTTACAGGAGGAATAACGGTGACAAGATTACAGGAAGTCGAGAAGCTTATCGACAATAATATGAAGCTTATCACAGAGTACACCAAGCGTGCGGCTGAACTGATAGGCAGCGTCAGACAGCTCGAAAAAGAGCGTGACAAACTGACCAAGAAGAACAGAGGGCTTGAAGTTGTCCGCTGCAAGGACTGCGTAAAGCTCAACCGTTACGACTGCCCTATGTGCTATATCGAGAATAAGACAATGCAGTTCGTAGAAGTTAATCCGAACTTCTATTGCGGAGCAGGTAGTTTGAAAGAAGAGTGAGTTATTACCTGTCACAATTGACGTCTTCACTCCCAACACCGGGCAGACAAAGAATCTCCTCACAGGTGAGGAGAGAGCTGAGGATGTCGAACTGAGGTATCGTCAGTACATCCAGGGACCTGACGGGAAAATGCAGGGAAGCAGAAACGTTGGCGGCGGAGGAGGTCGAAGAATTTACAGCAACGGCGGCGCAAAATCTATGGAAAGCCTTGACAAATCGGCTGAAAGTGGTATAATAGAATCAGAAAAGAAAAAGGAACAACTCGTAAAAGAACTTAAAGGCATAAAAACAGCTAATGATGTAACTATAAAAGCTGTAAGCAATCATGCTGCTGATAGAATGGTCGAAAGAAGTATTACATCAAAAGAAGTAAAATCCACTTTAGAATTTCCATCAGGAAGCTATCCCGGAAACAAACCCAATTCGTATTGTGTACAGAAGAATGATATTCGTGTAGTTTATAGCGATTCAGGTGTCATAATTTCTGTCATAAAGCTTTGAGGTTAAGGAGGCGTTTCATGAAAAAGTTGAATGAAAAACAGCTTGAATTTTTAAAAAAAGAGTTTAAAATTAAAGATGTTGATTATTCTGACAAAGAACAGCTTAACGAAATAAGGTTGAAATGCTTTGACATTGAAACTGATGAATGCTACGATTATCATATGGCTGGGGAGGATACTTCATCGTCCATTGGTGAAAGAGGTGACATGGCTGTTTCTATCATCGACGCTCTTTATGATATTATTCATACTGTAAAATAATCGACTAAACCGTTCACACTGTGAGCGGTTTTCTTATACCCATTTGAAGGAGGTGAGAAAATGGACGAGAAAGCCTTACAGATAGTCAGAGATTATATATTTGCACATCTCGACAAGACGGATACGGTTCCGCCTTTTGATGTTTATATGGTATGGAAGTGCAAAGCCTTGCAGAACTGGAAGTATCTTATTTCCAGTACGCTGTGCGACGGTATGTACTATGAGCTGACATACAACGGCGACAAGAAGGAATGGTATCTCGACGCTTACAAGAAGTTCGAGAACGTTGTGATAA